GGTAGCAGTTAAAGTAAGCTCACCTGCCTCTAAAAATTCGTAATAGTATTGTAGAAACTTTAAAAATAAGGGATGTTCATCAGTAACAAACATCGGCACCTGAGCACCCAATTGAGTACTGATTTTATTTTCTAGTTCTGAAGTCAGTGCATATGGATTATCAAATGGTGACATTTTTTTAATAACTCGATGTTGATGTTACTGATGAAGTTGTTTGATAAGTAGACCCTGCACTAGCATCACTAACTGCAATAGTGTCAACTTCACCTGCTATGATTGAATTGACAAAATCAATTTCCAATAGCTGATTTCTAACTGGTACAATATCATTTGAACTAGGTATTGCTGTAATACGAATTGATGTGGAAGATGCTCCATCCACATTTCCGATATCTGTAATGGTAAGACTAACAGTTTTTACAGTACCTTTAGCATAATCCACTGTTCCTATAGTGGTGCTCCCGTTAATCAATTGGTAAACTCTAGCTCCAGCAACGAGGTAATACATTCTAAGATTACCAGAACCGTCATCATCAAAGAACATTGTATTAGTTGTATCACCTTTTATTTTAAAGCCAGTTGATGCAATCACTCCACCTTTTTCTTTATTATAACCAGAATAAGGTGCATAGAAAGAATTATTAAAAGTTGACGTATAAGAAGTTGCTGAATTTAAAGTAGGGGTAATCGTATTTGCCATAGTAACAGTTGTAATATTACTTAACAATGAAGAATTCGTTTCGTCTATGAGCCTTTGAACTTTGGATAATCTGAAAATGCCATCAAACTGACTAAGGCTATCTGTGTTGTATGCTGTTAAAGTATTGGTGACAAGAGTAACAAGGCTAGAATTAGTTTCTGTCGTTGCGCTTGAATCATATTTGAATGTGGTATTTAATATTAGTTTTGTTGTTTCTGGATCAACCACAACAGGTGTTATGCCTGCAACTTTATATTTTGCAAGACTCACGACAATTTCATTTTTTTCTTGCTTTGTAAGCATTTGCCCTGTGGTAGATTTAATTGAAATAAAAACCTTACCATATTCTTTGGTATCCACAACTCCAAGACTTGTATCATAGGAGCCACTCTCACCGCCCCAAACCTGTAATGATTTTGTATCGTTGTATATACTTTTAACAACAACCTTATAGTCTTCTGTGGTAACACACCTACCTTGCGCGGCATAGTCTAGGGGTGCATTATATTTTATGGAAGCAATACTCTCTGGTTCAGCACCACCTGTTGCTTTAACATCTGTTCTTACAGATATATCTGTTATACCATCAATTGCTCCTGCTGATGTAAAAGTAGATGCATCATTTGCAGCTGCTTTATTAGTTACAACATAAGTAAGAATTATTATATTATCGTCAGACAATGCTCTACCAATAACACCATCACCAAAATATATTTCAAACTTTCCATTTTCTGCTTCTTGTAAAAAGTAAACATTACTGGTTGCATTTACACCTGTAATATCCGTTGCTTGAGTATATGTGTTTTCAGTTGAATCAGAAGACGATGTTTGTATTTTTACAGTAAGAGTTGACATATCTGCTCTAGTATCTTCGATAACAAATCTTTGATCTGAGCTTGATGTGTCTACAGTAAAACGAGATGTAATAAATGACCCTTCATATACTGGTATGTTTTCAAAAACAATTCCAACACCTGAGTTTGTTTTTGTATATGCGGTATCCGTTACAAATTGATATGCTGTGTTATTTACTGTTGTTGTAAATGCGGTTCCGGCCGACATGGTAGCAGTTGCTTGTGCTGATGAAAGAACATTAAGTGAAACAGTTATCGTTGCTTTTGCTGCTCTTGCAGATGTTGGTACATATCCCAAGGTCTTTGCATGAGAAGCAACACTACCTCGTAGGGATGCACTATCAAGGAACATCTCATTGGCAAGCATGTTTGCATTGAATCCCAGATAATGAGTGTTATATGCAAGAACATCTAGCAAGACGTTCATACCAGAACCCTCAAAATCATAGTCCGTAAATTCTGTCTGTGCTTTTAGAAATGTCTTTAGATTTGATTTTACATCATCAAAATCAAATTCAGTTACGGTGAGTCTTTTATCGTTTACAGCCATTATCGTAATCTCTCTAACATGAGTTCCAGTTCTACTTGTTCGGCAGGATTATTAGCCATAGTAAAAATAATTTGTACATCATACTCATTTGAGTCAAAATTTTCTCTTACGTTGACCTCTTGCAATAATGCTCTTGGTTCATACGCACCAATGACAGACTCTATTTGTTTTCCCAAAAGAATACCTGTAACCTGAGTCATAGGTTCAAATAAAGTTTCAATAACACCGCCAAAGATGTAAGGTGAAAATGGCTTCTCAAAACGATTCAATAAAACAAGATTGCGAATAGACCGTTTAACTGCTTGAACATCTGTTACCTTATTAACATCTTTTGTTCCAGATGCTTTAGTAAAATACAAATCCAAGTCTCTGAACTGTCTTACATTACGGTCACTGTTGTTCTGTCGTTGGGCATCTTTTCTACCTTTTTCGACTGAATAATCAAAATCTGAAGATTTTGCTAAAGTTGCCATAATGCGCTCCTGTTTTTATTATTTATACAGACATGGGGTCTTTTGTTCTCATAATATATCTTTCTTTTCGCCAAACTTGTTCTGCTGGTACACGAATATAAGGTTTGTTTGTTTCAGCTGTATTCGGATTTGGTATTGTCACAAATACCTTCTTTCCTTTCATGAACGCTTCATATTTTGACCTTGTATTATCCAGAAGACTTCTTTCTCTTCGCAATGCATTTGTAATGTCCTTACGAACATTACGTCCCTGACCTTTTGATGTATAAGTATCTCTACTCTTTTTTCTCTTAGCCATTAATAATCTCCTTCACTGGCTTGTATTCTGTATCATCACTATCTAAAATCTTTACCTCTGATATAATCCCATCAATGTTGTGATGCCAATAGTTTAAAAACTTGTGTACTCTTGGGTACTTTGGCCTAACGTCCATCGTCTGCCAAATAAATCGTTGCAGTATATTATTATAGTCTGGCATCCAGTATAAAATGTCAACGGTTGTTATTACCTTTCTTTTTATTATATGCATTTTCCTATGCCGGTATAGTAGTGCCGATGTTTGTTTTAAGTTGATCATTTCCATCTGGTCCTTTTTCTTTTACCCACTTCACACCCCCATATTCATAATCTTCTTCTGGATATACATATTCAATTCCCTGATCTGGTTGAAACGCACCTGTCATTCCTGCAACTGATGTCGCAGCAAACAGGCCCGAAAGAGGAGTTGAAAAACTTTTACCTGTGGCTAAAGATATTGCAGTTGAAAATGCTGCAAATGCAAGTTGATTTTGTTGTTGCTGTTGTGCATTTTGCTGTGAAACAAAAGATCGCTCTGGTTTTGGATGCTTTGTAGATTGTGTCACATTTTGTGATCGATGGATTATCTTACCAACAGCATTAACAATCAAATTTAAAACGCCGGAGGCATTGACGGTTCCGCCTGCTGCAAGTGCCAAAAAACCAAGAGCAAATTCTTCATCAAGTGCTTCTTCTGGTGTTTCATTTTTATCTCTAATTTTTGCTGCGGCAGCTCCAGTTCCATTAGCTAACATTCGTGCTTTTTGGTCTTTTTCCTTATCAGGGTCTTTCCAAGCTGCGGCTACAGCGCCGGGTAGATGTTCCCCTGCATTAGGGTCTGCTCCGCCGTCGGTCATATAAAGATCAGCAGCAATACCAGCTTCCAGAAATTCAGCTTGGGCTTTTTTATTTTTTACTAGAACTCTAGTTTGCTTTGCTGCAACCTCTGTGGTTGATGGAGCTGAAGGTATAGTAACTTCTTCTGTTTTTGCTTCTGTTTTTACATCATCAACAGAACCAAAAAGAGATTTAATAAATTTACCTATTTCTTGGAAAGCTTCTTCAAAACTTTCATATGAGGGAACGTCAGCATCGCCATCTGTAAATTCATCACCTATGGCAGAAGGATTATAATTTTCAAATTCTTTTGTATATTTAACACTGGCCGTGGCGCCTGGAAGGTCTTCGTACTCCAATACCATCTATTATCTCCTCATGACTCAACAACTTCATACTGACCACCCGATAAGAGAGAACCATCTGTTCCGCCAGCAAACACATTAGGACTACCTTCTGCAACTTTTGTGCAACCACTCAGATTATCATTAACTCTACCACATCCCTTAGTATTTACGAAAACAGTAGGAGAGCCAGCTGCTATCGGTGCTGCATGAGTTGGGCAGGGAGGTTTTCTAGGAGGCCTTTTGTGCGTTGTATTTTTATCACCCTCTCTGCTTACCCTTTTACCATTTACATAAACATTAGTTGAAGCACCGTGTCTGACCATGCCACTACAATGCGGTGCATCAGCCGCACCTTTAAATGTTACTGCGGGCATTTTCTTTCTCCTGTTCTTTCTTTCCTAAATAATCAAATCTTTTGAGCCACATATCTATTTTATCATGGTCCTCTTGCGTATGCGGTGGAGGTGGAATTTCAAAATGAAACTTAATTATATTATCAAATTCTTCTGGTACATCTTCCCACCGTGTATATTTATTAAGTTCTCCATTCACTACAAGTTTAATTTCACATTCATCCGACATTGCTAGCCCCTTGTATTACTAATAAATCTAATCGATGCATCCATAAATCTGCCTCTCTTACTTCTGACACTGAAGCATAAGTGTTTTTTCTGCTATCATTTTCATTGCCAATATATGGTTCTCCTACTGGGCCATGAGAATGATTTGCTGGAGGCATATCTTGTTCTACAATAAATCCT